CCATATTACCAACAAATATTTTGAATACTCTTCTTTCAGGTGCTCGAGAAGTTCTATAAATCAACATAGCATCTTCAAGTAGTAAAAGTTGCTTCCAAATACGTCTTCCTTTTTCTAACATTGAAGTACCATAAGGTAATTTTCTATCATCACCCAAAAGTCTAAAATGTGCAATCTCCCAAGTATTAAACTCCAAATTCTTGTCTTTCCAAGTAAACTTCAAAGCGTCGTTTTCAGTTGGTTGTGCGGATCTACCTTGAGTGAATAACATACCTCTCTCCAAACGTTCAACCTGATAGTTAGGTAATTGATGTGCACCCATAACCCCTTTTTCAGGGTCTAATTTTAAATAGACAAAATTGTCACCAAACTTACAAGTGTTTCTTGTCCACATCGGTAAGTTAGTGTTGATATCCAATCGATTGTTGAATAAATCTGCAAGAATACTTTTGATTCTTTTAGATTCCGAATAAATTTGTAAGATAAATCCATCTTCATTTGTTGTGGTTGATTCTTCTGCATAGATATCCAAGGCGGCAGAAATCTCAGGAGTATATTCCATAGACTCATAGTCGTAGTACGAAGCCAATCTTGTTGGTTCATAATATACTGCCTGAGTATATAAGTTATTTTCAATTTTGGTCCATTGTTGACCCAAATATAAAGACTGTTGTGCTTGGAGTTTTTCTCTTTCGTATTCAGTCTTATCAGGAGTTTTTAAAAGTTCCTTTTTGTCAAACTTATATATCGGCGATTGTTGGTCCAAAGTAGAATCAGGTCCAAAAACCTGACTTAACCTTTGCCAAATTGTTAAATTATTTTCCGCCATTGTATATTTTTTCTAATAAATAGTAAGTTATTGTCAATTAAATTAAAGTTTTTGTCCCCCGAATAACCAAGAGTATTTAATATAATCATCAGGTCTTTGAGAACGATTAGGGTTATTATCACCCCAAACAGGCATAACAGGCACTCCTGGGTTGAAATCTCGAGACATTCCCACCGCTTGGTGTTCCTGAACTGTCCAACTCTCCAACATAGATTTTGTTTGAGATTCAGCTCTTTCCAAAAGACTAAACGAGTTTTCAGCAACATAAATTGGCATTGCACACGCCATAATTAAATCATCGTGTTGACCCTTTAGGTGGTCCGGTCTTCCATTTACATAAACAAAAGTATTCAACTCATTTAACATCCTCGAAGATCGTATCTTGAATCCGTGTCTTAACGCTTCCTCAAATGCTGCAACTATTTGAACACGTTTTGAGTTGAAGTTAATACCAGGAATCTTTTCTTCCATCTTTGGATTGTATTTCCACTTGTCGGCAATATTCACCCCATCAACATATAAGTTCTTGTATCCCAATTCTTGCATTTTTCTTGATGTGGATACTCCCATACCACCAGTAATATCAATAACAACAAACGCAGAATACATCGTAGCCCATTTCATTGCAACCTCAGCAGCAATATCAGGTGGGATTTTACCCAAATATTCCAGAACCTGTTCCCTCTCATCGAAATCAATAATACAAAAAGTTGTGAAGTCTTCGGAGTCACCCCTCGATACGTCAATACCCATAATATATCTATGACCATCTACAGGTTCCTTCCACTGCCAAATAGCACCACCCATAAATTTATTTTCAGGTTGTTTAATATCTTGGTCTTTGATTCGTTCAATTACATCAGGTGGTATTACACTATCACCCGAACCTAAGAAGTTACACTCCAATTCTTGTGCAATCTTTCTTCTATCAAACTTAAGTTTTTTTGCCATTGACTCAAACCAAGAAGAATATGGTTTGTATCCATCAGTGAATCGTTTTTTTATTTCTTCAAAATCCCTATTTCTAGGGTCAATGTCGGTATAGTCGATTATAATCTCTTCGTCTTTGTAATCACCACGATTTAACATATAGTGAACAATATCCTTAACTTTAATAAGTTTTAGGTCTTTAGAATAACGGGGATCTCTGTACCAAAACATTTCCGTTATCTTGAAGTCGTTCATACCACGAAGTGCTTGTTCATAGATTCCGTAGTAGATTGGGTCAAATCCGTTGGGGGTTGAGATTACAATAACCTTACCGCCAGTAGAAAGTGACGCCATACAGGCAGACCAGAAGTCTTCGTCTGCATCAATATAGGCCGCCTCGTCAAAGATAAGAATCGTGGGGGTATAACCACGAAGTGCGTCTTTTGAAGTTGCTACGGCTTTTACTTCACACCCATTTGTTAGTTTAAAGTGTTTTTGTGCGTTTTTCTCACCTGAGAACCCAACACCCATCCATTCGGGCCACTGTTCTACAAACGCACGAATCTTATTAGCCATTTCAATCGCAGTGTCCTGCTTGTTGGCAATAATAAGAATCTTCTCAGGTTTTGTTTTTTTGGCAAACACCAATCTTTTTGAAGCCCAAGCGGAGGTAACCGTAGATACCCCCGCCTGTCTATACTTCAAAGCGATATTTTCTTCGTAGGTGTCGTAATCGTTAATCAGAGTTATCTGATCAGGGAACAGGTCAACAGGTACGTACTGAGATTGGGTGTTATCGTATGTCTGAAGATAAGTCTTTAGAGCATAAACTGTGTTTTTCGCACATTTTGCGTATTCAAGTATTGCTTGCTCTTTAGATAAATTTGACATTCAAACATTGTTAGTAAGTTTATTTACTAGGCCCAATACCTAATGTACCCAAGAAATCGTCCAAATTAAAGTCATCATCATCGTCAAAATCACCTGATAGTGCATCTTCAAATGCTTGACCTTTCAATTCTTCTATAATTTCCTCAACCATCTTAGCGACAGCCTTTTTACCATTTGCAGTTCCTGACATTATCTCTTTAGCCAATTCAAAGAATTGTTCTGTTGATAATGCCGAGAATCTTGAGAACAAATAGTTTTGAATTTCTCTCAAATCATCCTCATAGATTTTGTCAGGATATGACTCTGTGAATTTCTCCCAAATTACCGGTCCTAAACGTAAATCCCAAATTTCGTATGGTAGAGTATCTTGTGATGCCATAACCATTTCAGCAGCTTTAGGGTCATCAGGTAATCCTTGGGTTCCAAGGACTTCATACACACCTTTAAGAATTTCGTGAACCAATACTGGAAAAAAGAAACCTTTAGCTCTGATGGTTGGTGGGTCTGTTGTGTCATCAACCTCTTCAGTACCGGCAACACCTGAACCTGAACCAGACATCATAGAGGTCATTTCATCAGGAAGAATCCAATACAACAAGTCATTGATTGACATTAGTACACCGTAAAGATTTAAAAGTCGTGGGTCAATTTGATTTAACTCTTCTTCAACTAAACTGAACATATAGTGACCTTTTTTAGATGCACCTTGAATCAATGAGTTAATGAAACGTCTTTTAGCCTTTTCTAAATCAAACTTGTCAAAAGCCGCCATAAAGTTTTCTAAATCCTCTTCAGCCTCATCTTGATTAACTCCGAATGTTTGTTGAATTTCTTCTGGTGTTGGTTCCTCAGATTGTTTAGCTAACTTAGAGGTGTCAATTGCCCCAGGTCTTCCTACTAATTCAACATCATATTGGAACGCATCGTCAGGTAAAGACATTTCTTTTTTTACCAATTCAACCGCCAAGTCTTCAAGTCTACCCTCATTTCCTGATTCAATTTGTTTAACCTCTTGAACCGCACTCATCAACAATCTTTGAAGTTGCATCAACGCATTTTGACCACTAAGAGTTTCAAGTCCTGTGTACCTTTTTACCTTTTCAACTACGTCCTTAAATCTCTTTGATGCAATTAACTCTTCAAATGTAGATTCTGTTTCACTATCAGGTAACGCAGGATTATCTGAAAGAGGTGTTTCACCCTTTTCAATTTTACTTTGGATATCGGGTGCCATTCTTTCAGGACCATCGTACTGAATACCCTGTTCGTTAATCTTTCTTTTCATCGCGGAACGTAATGTTTAATTCATCAAAACTCAACTCCTTAGGTAAACGAGCCTTAGGTTTTGGTTGATGTTTAGGTTGATATGGAGTTTTTCTTTCAGGTTTTCCTGGTACGGTTTTAGGGTCTTTAGTTGGTGCTTCCTTAGTTCCAGGAGACTCAAGCAAACCCAATAAATCTTTTTTAGTCATTTTCTCTGAGGTATATTTTTCAACCAAAGATAGTAAAGTTTTTTCTATTTGCCTAACTCTGTCTTCGTATGACTCATCAACCTTGGTTGGTAAACCTTTGTGTTTAGTAGATGCAAATTTCTTAGCCTCCTTACCTGTCATACTCTCAGCAGCATCCTCAACCTCTTTCGAAACGTCAGACTTACTAATATCTCCTTTTTTAAGGGCGTGTACCATACCCATAAACTTCTGTTGTTTTTTGGAGACCGCCTTTTCTTCAAGTTCACTATCAGCCATCATTTTTCTATCGTCATCTGAATCATCATCGGCACCATCAGGTGCCATATCGTCTTCATCGTGAGGCATTTCTTGACCTGTATCACCTTGCATTGCCATAGC